GGATTGCCACACGATTGGATAGTGATTAAAAATGACAGATCAAAACGACTGGATTAAAAACTTTCTTCCCGAAGAAGATATAAACCAGATATCAGCAAAAGCTGAACGCATCATCAGCCAAGACTCGGAGTATTACGAGATGAGTGTTATGATGACACAAGCAGACATGCTGGACGCAGTACGTGCAGGCTATGGCATGCGCATGGGTGACCCAACATCATGGATGATAGGAACAAGCGTCCTGATGTCTCTGCTAAGCACTATGGAGTACGCATTGAAGCGTGACAATATAGATATATGGGAAGATTAACCCTTGATACGTTCTGAAACCTTGCGTTTGTCTCCCCAAGACTCACGTGAGGTTTCAACATGTATCCACTTAGCCCACGGCTGACCAAAACCTGTAGAATCTGGTGTAGCGGCTTTCCAGCCACGACCAGCAATCCAAATACAACAACCAACATAGTCTTGCACGACTTGGATTCCCAGTACCTCATGATTGAGTACTATCCAGTCCATGACTTCTTTACCCTCCTCACGGGTGTCGTAGCGCCAATCAAGAGCCGCTCCAAACGAATGAGTAGAAGGAACAGTGCCACCACGAACAGGGCGCTTAACAAAAATTCCCAGGTTAGTACCACCCCAACGCTTCGCCAGATAGCGATTCAACACCTCAAGGTTTGGTGATGCAACACGAAACTTCACGTAGTCAAGTTTCGATGGTTTCTGCCAGTTATAATACTTCATGCTATTCTGCTTTCTGAATGTTACGTTGTTTTTCGGATAGTTTTCTGAGTTGTTCAAGCTTACCAAAAGCCACACCATCTTTTTGTTTTTGTGTAACAGTCTGGACTGGTACACCTAAGTAACTGTTGATACCTTTGTCTCCGACACGCTGTGCTTGTCCAATAGGTGGTATTATCTGTGTCAAAGCACGAACAAACTTTGATGGGGCGACAGGGTCTCCCGCTTGATTATAACTAAGTTGACCAGTGGCTTGCAAGAACGGAGCTAACAAAAGAGTAGCACCCGAAAGTTTCTCCTGCTTATCAGTCATAGGTTTGCCTGTGTATAGGTCTTGATTAAACATTGTTTCCAAAGGAACACGAATACCAGGGTTCAAGTACCCAAGAAGTCTTTTAGGGTCAGTCAGTGAGTCAATTTGATCGTTCACTCTGCTGAACGGCAAATCGGGGTTAAGGAATTTATCTCCACCAAGACTAATAGCGTTACGCATGTAAGCAGGCATGACAGACATGTCCTCACCCTCTTGAGAGTTCGAAACCATACGCTGATACATTAGATACGGCTTGGGGTTAGCCCAGCGGTTAGTAATCTGCAAAGGCAAGTTGCGGCTCATCCATGTCCAGAATGGAACAATGTCTTGCATTGATTCATCCAGCAACGACTTCTCTGAATAATCAAACAAGTAACGCTTTGTTCTGTTGAACGACTGGCTAGGGTCAAAACCCTTTACAAAAGAATCGTAAGCCAGCATGAAATGAGCAGAGCCTTCAAGCTTGCCACCAATTTTCTTTGAATAGTTAAGAGCAGCGTTAGAGTTAATTCTAGCGTTGCCTCTAGCCATGAAACTGCTTAGAGCATCTTGCGTTCTACCGCCACCCATGCCAAGCATCACGCCAATACTGTTTCGTGCAATTTCTTTTTGGGCATCTGGCAAAGTTGCAATAAACGAATCAACACTTCCACCACCAGAAAAATGAGTGTCAGCCATACGCCACAACTTAAACCCATCATACATGTTCTTAACATCCGCACCAGCAGCAAACATAGAAAACACGTTGCTTATCTCGTTACGCAAATGGAAACCAGGGCTAAGAGTAGCATACGCCTTAAAGAACTGAGTGTATCCGCTCATAAACCTACCAAGGTCATTAACAACACCAAGTTGGTTTAATCGCCCAACGCTATTAAGAAGGGTAAGTGCTTCACTGTCACCAACAAGATTGGGGAATCCCTTTTTGTCTATGCGCTTCATGTCTTTGTATAAGCCCATCTCTTTGGCGGCCTTTTCCCACTCTTTAGAGAACGGTTCAAACACTCTAGTTGTCCATTCAGGTGCACTAGCACCTGCAATGGCAAGCAACTCACCAGCATGAGTCAATTCTAAATCAATCAACTGCGAATCAGCCATAGCCGCAGCAGCCCATGCCTTGTTAACAGGATCATCAGGTGATTCAGAAAGCATTTCAAACACACGCTTGTTATCTTTCAACCATTTGTTGTAAGATTCAATTGCTGCAGCCTGCTGAGCAGGAGTAACCTTGCGTCCACCTTTAGCAGTAGACATGGACTTAAATACATCCATTGTGTCCTTGGCTGGCATTGAAGCAACCAACATGTTAACTTCATCAAGTTGTTGCTGCAAAGAAGCAGCCAACTGACGACCATCGTTCAATGCTTCCATAAACTGGTCAACACCACCAGAGGTTACTTCAATCTTGATACGCACTTCTTCAGCCGCACCACTAACCGCTTTGATAATATCCTCAACAGCCGCTCTTTGTGTGCGCTTATTTTCCAAAGCAGTCTTAACTGTTTTCATAGTTTCATCTCTCAAAGATGGTAGCGTCTTACGACCAGTAGCAGGATCAACACGCTTTTCAGTCCACAAAAGACGAGCTTCCTCAGCATCATCAGCCTGAATCTTTCCGAAACCAACGTTGTATCTGTTTTCAGCCTGAACAGCCTGAGCAGCAGACAACCTAGTATTAGGTGTAGTACCAGGCTCTACAAAAGTACCACCAGGAGCAGACTGTGCAGTAATAGCCTGACCAAACTCATCAACAGCAGCAGGTGACGTTGGCAATTCCAACGGAACACCATCAGGACCAACAGGTCCAGCACCTCTAAGTGCTTGCAAACTATCACTAGCAGCCTGTGCGTCGGCTAGAATTTCTTGCTCAAGTCTAGCAACATTGGTAGGACCAGACAAAGCACCCCTAGCAATTTCAAGTTCTTTAGCAAGTTCATTAGCATAGTTTTGCATCGATTCAGCAGAAGCTCTAGTGTTTTTATGCAAAGCAACAACAACATCATTCTCCATCTCGGCAAGTTCCTGAAGATGCTTATACTCTGGAGTTGATTTAAAAGCCCTATCTAGGTTTGCTCTACGCATCTCAAGATCACGTCCACCAACCTTGTAGCCCTTGTCTAGACGCTCAGACACAGACTTGGGGGTGCTACGAGCGTTAACTCCCAAAGCAGTTAGTTCGTCCATCTCTTTAAGACCGTCACGACGTGCAACATCAACAAGAGTAGGATGCGTGTTGTCAACCCAGCGACCAACGCCAACTTCATCAAAAACAGCACCAGCACGCTTGGAACCATTAACAAGAATACTCATCTTCTTTAAAGCAGAAGCTTGAACCTTTGGGTCCAATGCTCTTTTAGACACCTCAAGAGGTACAAGGTCGGCGTTCAAGCCAGCAACTCTTGCATTGATTCTATCAATTTCATTGTTGAACTTTACAAATGCTTGTTGGTAAATGTCTCCATCAACAGCAGACACAGACATAGCAAAACCAGATCTACGCTGACCAGATGGCATTCTACGACGAACCGCATCAAAAGCAGCGCCAGCTGCTTTGTATTGCTGTTCAAGAAGTTTCTTCTCTTGTAGTATTTCACGAATAGAATCATTAACGTTTTCGGAAGTAACAGAAGATCTTACCGAACCACCAACATACAAAGACTCTGCTTCTTCGGGAGTGAAAACAACTTTAGTTCCATTGTCAAATGCAGCATACTCTCCATCAACAGTTTTAAAACCATCAGTAAAAGTAGAAAGATCATATGCAGCAACATCATTCATGACTTGTACAAGTCTTTCATCACCCTTAGCCTTAGCAGTCATAACACTGTTCGCCTTTTTGTTGTATGTGTCAATAATCTTCTTGGCTTGTTCAGCATAAGGAGCAGAAGGGCGTCCAGGGCGTGCAGTCTGACCAGTTATAGGGTTGGCTGCTTTCATTGTTGGTTCAGCCTTAACCAAATCAACAAACTTGGACTCATTAGGAGTCAACGCAGGAACATTGGCTCTAGCTTTCTGTACCGTGTCAAGCTGCTTCTGAGCAGACTTGACTGCAGGAGTTAAACGCTCAATACGGGTAGACTCTGTGTTTGTTAAAGGGCGCTTTCCTTTTTTGCCAGAAGAAACCCAGACTTCTTGTTTTGCAGCAATAGAATCTTGAACCTCTGCAAGCTTTGCAGTTACATCATCCAGTTTTGATTGAGCAGCAGCAACTGCCTTGTCAGCAGTTTCAATGGCTTTAATCTTTGGCTCCACAGCCTTGACCTTAGCAAGGAAGTTTGCAGGAACGGCTTTACCCTTGGACAACAGATCAGCTTCTGTTTGAAGAACAGTAGCAGATTCTCTCGCAGATACAGCATCACGAGTACGCAAAGCAAAGTTATCTGCTTCTGTTTGTGCTTCTTTAGTAGCTGCCTGCCAACGCTCTGAAGTGTGCTGCATAATACGCACCTTCATGCTAGGACGAGTCTGTGGTGCGCCTGGGTCACGAAGGAAAGTTTCCATATCCAAATCTTCATCCAACATCTGACCATAACGAGCTTTAGATTCTTTCAATGCTTTAATTTTTGTCTGCAAAGTATTCTCTCCACCAACAACTTTAACCATCGATCCACTACCAGACTCGCCAACATACCCGACAGGGGTGGCGCTTCTTCCTTTAATAGTTGAAGCACCCAAATGCTTTTCAAAGAACGATTTGACAATAGCAGCATCAGCTTCTTCAGCGAACGGAGTCATGTACGTAGACTTGGCTCCCTTTCTTTGAACAGGTGCAAGCTCTTTAAGAGCAGCAGTCTTGTCGCCCTTGTAGTTTCTTCCTTCAGGGAAAGCCTGTGTATACCATGGATCTACTTTTTCTTTGTAGAAATCATTTTCTAGTTTAGTTATTTCTGAACGAGTTGCACCAGCCTTACGTGCCCTGCCCTTGATTGCTTTTAGTTCCATGCGGAGACTATAGGCGTCTCCACTTGCTACAGACTTGTTTCCTAAAGCAACTTGGATTGTTTCACGCTCGGCAGAACTCAGTTTGTCCCATTGGTCTTGAAAAACACGACCAGCAGATACAGAAAGGTCTGGGTTGTTAATAATATCGGAAACAGCCCTTTCAAACTTTTCAAGATTCAAAACACCAATACGTGTAGAAGTCAAGTTGCTATCAATAATATCAATAAACTTTTGTGAAACATTCTTACTGATACGAGTGAACACTCTTTCACTAGGTGCAATACCAAACGTAGAGAATATTTCGCTTACAGTATTCCAACGTTTTCCAAGGTCGGAAACAATATGGTAGTCAAACAAAGCACGACCAAGTTCCTCGTTTGTATGTGCAACACTTTGGAACCATTCAGGTCGTGTTAAAGAACCACCACTAGTGATTTCTTTAATAGTGTTAAGTGCATCGTCAAGTTCACGGGCAGCAGACAAAGACTCTGTTCCAGATGTTTTTGCTGCTCTAAGTTGTTTAACCTTTGCACGAGCAGCGGTTAATTTAGCGTCAATTTCAAGAAGCGACTTTGCCGAATATGTCTTTCGTCCAACACCAGCACCAGTAGCAAAAAACTCTGGTCTATCGTAAGCCTCTTTAGCTAAAGCAGAATATCTATCTATTTCACCCATCAAGTCATTATACGTAATGACGTTACTTCCACGAGGTCTTGCGCCAGTAGACTGCGAGAAGTCTCTAACCGCCATAGACTCCACAACATCTTCTCCTGGTTTAAACTCTGGAGTAACATCCAGTCCTTTATCTCCAGACCAAGGAGCATAACCAGCAGCACCATCGACAGTTTTACCACCAGAAACATTATCGTAATAACCCATCAAGTCTTTAATTGCTTCTTCATTTAAGTACGCAACATCATTGTCTGGAATAAACTGAGACAACCAAGGCTTAGACCTTGCATGTGATTCAAACAAACCCCAAGAAATTTCCGTGTCTCCAAGATTACGAAGAAGATCAGTGTTTCTCATAAGGTTGACAAACTCATCCATTTGATCAATGTTCTCACGCAGCAACTTTGCTTCAGCAATCTTTGGCTTGGTTTGTGTTTTCCAAATACTACCAGAGTTCTTACGGGCACCACCACCAGCATCTTTAGCTATTTCCGCAGCAATAACTTCAGCCTCGTCCGCTTCCTGCAAGTTTTTAAGAAGCTTATCCCTAACCGCTACAAGAAACTCTGGAACATTTTCTCCATAGATACGCTCATCATTTAACAAAGTATAGATAGACATACTACGAACTTCACTAGAAGAAAGCTCGCCAGTAAAAACCTTTGGAAGATTGTTATTAAACAGGTTGTCATTCATTTTAGACACAGAAGTCTTATTTAATTTTGTGTTTTTAGTAAGGCGCTGGAAAAGACCACCCTCTTTATTAATTAAATTACGCAAAGCAGTTTGACGAACACGTTCTGCCTTTTCAGCATTCTTAACACCAGCAGCAGTCTTGTCTACAATACTAGAAACAGCAGTATCAGTAAGCATTCCCTTTTCGCCTATAATACCAAGAATATCTGTGATGTCTCTAGCGTATGTCTGTCCAGAAATAACACCCTCAAGAACGCTTTCAAGTTGGTTACCAAACTCTAAAACAATTTTAACGTTTTCTTCAGAAGCGGCCAAACGCTCCAAAGCAAGTTTATGTGCAGCATCAGTCTTGTCGGCAATACTTTTAAGTTCAATACCTGTAAGGTCTTTACCTAAAACAGTCGCTTGTCTTTCAAGATCCAAGAAGTCATCCTGGATGCTATCCAGATGACCAAGTATACCATTTAACAAATACGTAGACTCAGTAGCCTCACGACCCGTATCTTTAAGAACAAGCTTTCCCCCTTTTGTATATGCGTATCCAAACAAATCAACCAAGGTCTTTTTACTTTTATCAAGAGCATTAGCAGCCAACCCAAGTTGGTCTGCACTAATAGTTAAACCACCAGTAAGGATGTCATTCAAAGCAGCTTCTGTGTCCAAAAGAATCTCTCTTGAACCAACAGCACCAGTGTCACCCAGTAGTTCTTTAATTTCACCACTAAGTTTTGCTTGGTGTGCAACCAGTGCGTCGTTGAAAGTTAAATAAGCTTTTGAAGATTGCTTATACAAAGCGTTCAAATCACCAGCGATAGAACCAGCAGACTTTTTAATGGACTCAAGCATGATCTCGTCAACAAATTCGCCACTCATGTCTATAGCTGCAGCACGTTCCCAAAAACCAGCATCAGCAAGGTGCTTGTGTTTAAACAAGATACCAGACTCTTTAACAAACTCGTCAACATACCTAGGTGCAACAATGCGGATATCTGTTTCAAAGAAATCACCAATGAAACCACCATCTTTGGCAAGTTGATTAAGTCTGTCTGTGCTCTTCAAATCATCAACAGTTAACTTGTGACCAAACCAGTTGTCACCCTCTGTCATTGTACGAGTCTTAAAGTTCTTACCACCAGCCATAGGGTCCCTGGAATAAATACTATTAAGGTCAGCAGCATGAGGACTGTTGGGGTTAGCACGATAAGCCATTGCAGCGTCTGATTGTATTCTAGGGAAATAGTTTGTAACGCCATCAAACCCAGGAGAAGTAGGGTCAACTTCTTTCATCGCTGCACCAACACGTGCCTCGTAAGAATCAAAGAATTCTGGTCCCCACTTTTGTACAGCAGCTTGAATTTCTGGAGTAGCAGTAGCCAACAACTCAGGATTCTCAAGATACTTATAAACTTCCTTAGCGTAACCTTCAAGACCCGCACCAGCTTCAGTCTCTAAAGTTTTAGCCAACACTTGACGTTCGCTCTGCGCAAGCGTACCCATAAACTGTTTCATAGCTGGAGTAGCAGAAAAATAAGCAATCAATGCAGTGCTTGTATCTGTGGACAAAGGCTTTCCACTGGCAGTAGCTCCTTTAAGCAAAGCTGTACGGGCAACAAGATGCTCGTTAGGTAAAGTCCACTTACGAACAAATTCACCCATCTTAGTTTCTGAACCCATCATGCGCATCTTAGCCATAGCGTTATCGCCAAACGCACCTATAGCACCACTGCCTGGGATACGCAAACCCATTCTTTCACCGCTAGCAGCATTTAGTTTACCAACTTTAATACGCTTACCTAGCATATACAAACCATGGTTATTAGCACCAAGGTCAGTAAGTAGGTTTTGATCTTTAATAGCAGCACGACCGAAACGAGCGACAGAAGCAGCAAGAGCTTCGTCGCCGTTGTGCGCAAGAACAGCTTTAGCCAAATCAAGCTTACCAGCATATCCAGCAAACTTGCCAGCACCAAAAGTTACATAAGTAATAGGGTCAAGAGCAACGTCACCAGCAAAACCAATAGCTCTATCCAGCCATTTAGAACCAGTGTCAATATTGAAAGCAGTACCAAAACCAAAAGAAACATCTTTTGCTTGCTTCTTGAAATCACCAAAGGAAGCTTTAGTTTTGTTGTTACCATCTACGGCATCACCAAACTCACGCAAACCAGAAATAACAGTACGACCTGGCAAAGCCAAAAGACTAAGAGGTTTAAGAACACCCTGCACCACAGAGTTACCAAGAACACTACCAAGGACACCACCCTGTGGAGACTTGGAAGTTTTGCCCTGACCAATAGCGTCAATAGCGCTCTTCAAATCAAAGTTAGTTGACATCATATTAGACGCCTGACGCCCATAAGCCACACCAGTAGCACTAGTGGTCTTGTTTACTGGGGTGAACCCAGGTTGTGTTTGCTTCTGTTCACGCATGGCCTTAGCCATTGCGTAACGCTGGTCATTATAAGGATTAGCCATATACTGTAAGACTTTTCGTTACTTAGACGAAGCAATGAACTTCATGATCATTTTCATGGCGTCAGTAGTGGGAGTAGCCCCACTCTGCCTAGCATAATCCATTTGACCCTCACGGACAGCCTGCTCACGCTGCTTGGCAGCATTAGCACTTCCTTCCATGTCTAGCATTGCTTGCATGGCGTCATCATATTTTTTGTTAGCAGCCTTATTGTAGCCAACCCCACGAGATGACCCAGCTTTTTTAGTAATGTTTTTAACAGCCTTACCAAACCCTTTAGCATCTCCTCCACGATTATTTGAATACTTCAAAGAATCAGAACCAGACTTATCCAAAACACCAGTTAAATCAGATACAGATATATCATCAACAGGGTTATTTTTAAAGTAAGAACGAGCACGATTCAACCCAAGAGCACCTCGTCCTTTTGAACTTTCCTCATCAAACCATTTTAAAACATCAGCAGTCTTTATGCGCTTGCCCTCTTCAGTGGCGGAACTACCTCGTCCCAAACCTTCTCTAGCAGCATTAACTTTGTATTGTGCATCTCCATAACCTTTAACTTTAGGTACCAAATCTTCTTGAAGTTTCCTAATGTACTGCTCATTAATTGACGAAAGAGGAACAGTAGAAGTGTTGTACAGCTCCGTAGGGTCAGGTATACCAGCTTTTTGAGTTGCGGTCTTATTTTTAGAACTAGAAGAACCAGTGCTAGTTCCAGTGTATTCTTTATACAACTCGCCAGCGACACCCTTTAAATCAGCAACCTGAAAACCACCCAAATCTATACCTGGCGCAGCAATAGAATCAATATAACTACTAATTTGAAACTTATCTGCACCACTAGTTATCTTGGAAATAACATCCTGAATAATAGGATTTTCAGACTGCGAATACCTAGACCAGTAACTACCAGCACTAGGACCAGACTGCTCAGCAGTACGTGGATCATAAGCACCCGCCATTATAGCAAGCAACTGACTGTCCATGTTGTTTAAAACACCACTAAGGTTTTTGTTTCCACCTCTAGCAGCAGCCATAAACGCCATCATCTGCATCTCTTGATCGGTCATTAGAACAACTTACCTTTCTTCGGAACTCCACCCTTGGCCATAGCAGCAAGCATCTGTTTAATCAAATCATTCTGTTGACCAGTTTTATTCTGTGCAACACTCTGCGTGCCCTGCAACAACCCCTGATTATAAGTCTGCTTATTCTGTGAATAATTCTGGTTAACATTAGAAGTATCTCCAAGCAAACCCTTAGAAATATCAAAAGTATTCTGATCGTAAGCCTGACCCATCTTCAACTTATCAGCAAGCAAACCCTGGGTTAATTGATTACCATAAGCCTGGTTGTTACTAGCAAGTTGACGAGTAGAAGCATCACGCTGCACAGCAACATCAGCCAAAGCACCCTGCTGATTAGCACCAGAAATACTACGCAAAATACCAGCAAGATTATTAAACGCACCAGCAGAACCAGCATTCTGAGCATTCAAAACCTGAGCATAATCCTGTGTCTGCTGATCACCAACATTTTGCCCCTGCAAAAATGATGACAACTGCGCAGTAGGAGTAACAGCCTCAGCTTGCAAATTAGCATAAGGATTAGCTTGTCCTTTCAGCATGGCTTCTAAACTGTCCATAGAAGAATTAATAGTTTTACCAGCCTCAGTATTTAAACCAGCAAGACTAGTACGTGCAGTATCATATCCAGTTTGCAGATTAGTCAAACCCTGTGTGTTTCTAGTGTTTAAATTTGTTTGCGCATTGCCATACAAAGAGTTCAAACCAGACAACTGAGCATCACGATCAGTTGTCAAATCAGCCTGTGCACCACCATACATACCCTCAAGTTGAGACTGCAACTGATCATAAGGTTTACCATAAGAACCACCAGTAAGCAAAGACTGAAGTTGCTGGGTGTAATCATTCAAAACATTACGACCGCCACCACCGCCACCAGCAGTAGCAGCAGCAGCAGCCTTTGCAGCATCAGTACGAATTTTAGTTAATTCAGACTGTCCAACCAACCTAGAAGTAGCTTTATCTTCAAATTTTTTGTTTGTCACACGACTAGTAGGACCAACATCAGCAGAAGCAACCGTTGTTGCCTTACCCTTGTTTTTCTTGTTGGCATCTATAGCCGCTTGACGTTTGTTTTTTTCTTTTGCCATGACTATGCTCCTAAAAACGGTTTCCAAGCAGTCAAAGACGCTGCTGTATTTGCAATATTACTTTGTTTCTCAAAATCCAAAGCTTCCAACTCAGACTGGTAAGCAGCCTGGTCATAAGCATCACCAAGTTTAGACTGTTGAATTTCACCAGCAGTATCCATCTCGCTATTGTTTATCGACTCGGTTTTCTGATTAGCAAAATCAGTTAAACCCTTTTTATAGACACCAGACTGAACACCAGGACCAGCCAAGCCACGCTTAGTAAAACTACCAACAACCCCAGGGGCTGCCTGTTCAAACTGTTTGTTAATATCAAACACCTTGCGGTTGCCACGCTGTTGAGATAGAAACTGACTATAGGCAGATTGGGCTGCTTTGGCGCCATACTGGCTGCCAGCTGCCCGCTTACGCTTGCCATACCCTAGGTAGTCAAAATTACTTGTGTCGCTCATACAGATCCTCTATATAGTGTTTATTGTTACGGATTGGCATTATGCAGGTCCTATATCTTCTACGCTAAATTTCCATGCAATAGGGTCACGGACTGCAGCGCCGTAATAATAAACACCCATTGCTGATGAGTTGTGTCTGAGTTTTCTTGTCACAGAACCAGACGAAGCAAATGTTTCAACATAATCAAGAAAACCAGTTTGATAGTTAACTCCACCAGCAACAGCAAAATAAGTAAAATATTCACGAATAACATTATTGCTAGAATCAGTTATATGAGTACTCATAGGTCCAACGCCATCATTAACAATCAAACCAGTTGCAAAATAACGATAACGGCGACCTGCAACAGCAGTAAAAGTTACACTAATAAGGTCTGTGGTTGGGGTTATATATCCAGTTCCTGCAGCAAGTGTTGCTAGCGTTACAAGCCCCCAAGCCGTATTCCAGGGGCGTGAAGCCATCGTTGCAATCTGAGTTGTATTAGTACCAGCAGAAGCAGTAGGTGCTGTAGGTGTACCAGTCAATGCAGGTGAAGCAATATTGGCTTTCAAGTTTAAAGCAGTCTGTTGCGCAGTGGAAACAGGCTTGGCTGTGTCTGCAGTGTTGTCGACAGACCCAAGACCAACCATTGATTTGGTTATTCCGCTAACCGTTCCCGTAAAAGTAGGGTTGTTAGCTGACACATAGTTCACCACCCAAGCAGAACCATTCCAAACATATTCAACGTCCGTATCAGTCTCGTAGATGTGTTGACCTTCGTACGGGGCTGTAGGGCGTGTTGTTGATGTGCATACACCTGGGCGTATACCGCTTGCGTTGTTACTAATAGCCATTATGCAGGCCCTACATCTTCAACCATTAAAGCGTTCGCATAGCCACCAGTATCAGCATAAACTTGACCAGTGCCAGCACCCATTGCACATTGAACACTGATTGTTGTGGAACCACTCGCTCCGCTAAAGTAGGTGAACAATGTTGGAGAGTGCCATAGATTGATGGTTGGTGACATATAATAATCTGCTCCCTGTATTCTTGTAGAACCATTGTAAATGGCACAGTTAATATATGTTGCACTACTTGCACTTTGAAGGTATAACTCTGTTGTCACTTTATACATTCTCCCTGACACCGCTGTGAAGTTTACAGAAAAAACCGTAACAGGAGGGCTATTAACTATGCTTGTTACGGTCGTTTTTTTAACATATCCAACCTGACCCCAAGCAACATTCCATGGTCGTGAAGCCATAGTTGCTATCTGTGTTGTGTTTGTACCAGCAGAAGCAGTAGGTGCCGTAGGCGTACCACTTAATGCTGGAGATGCCAATTTTGCGTAACCTTGACCCACAACATAAGCAGTAGTGGCAACCTGTGTTGTATTTGTGTCAACTGCAGCCGTAGGAGCAGCAGGTACACCAGTAAAAGTAGGTGACGCAGACGATGCATAGTTATTAACCCAAGCAGAACCATTCCAAACAAACTGCAAGTTTGTATCTGTCTCGTATATATGTTGGCCTGCGTATGGTGAAGCTGGGCGTGTACTGCTTGTGCATACACCCCACTTGATCATTGACGATGCACCTATTTGCTGTGAAATACCCATGATTATTGCGCCTTGATGATGTAGTTAAGAACCATTGTAGGTTGCATGTTGTCGTGTGCTGAAGCTGCGTTAGCAGCCGTGTTGAGCTGATTGCTCATAGTTACAGAACCTGCAACAGTACCAGCAGGTGTAATGGATGTGGTTTGGTTTGTTGCGGTATTAGCCTCTACATACCCACCGCCAATACCGTAAGGACTAGAGTATGAAGGAACATTCATGTTTAGTCCAACACCTTGAGAACCTCCCCATCTAACAGTAAAATCATGAGCGTGAGCATTTTGTGTATGTGTATGACTTGCAGCAGTACCAGTAAATGAACCACTAAATGAAGCGGTGTTTGCATGAGAGTGAGCAGGCAAACCAGACTGTGCAGAAGTTAAAGTTACTGTTTCTGTACCAGTAGTTGTACCGAGAGTATTGGCAATACTTAAACGACCAGCATCCGTACCACCCATATTGTCGACACCCGCAACAGCACGACCACGCATATCAGGAATATTAAAAGTAGTAGACCCATCACCAACACCATAAGTGGTGCTTAGGGTGTTGAACAAGGCAGGATATTGAATACGGCTAACTTCCTGTCCGTAGCACAGCAACCACCCAGCAGGTGCGTTAGCACCAGCAAAAGGGTTTACAACCCCAACAGGAACAGCACCAGCAGCACTCAGAACAGCAGAAATACCCATTACAGTGTTTTATTCCATCCAACAACAGTAATGTTCACAGAACTACCAGCGTCTGAGTAGCCCCAAAGTCTGTCGCCAGCATTCAAAACCATCGCAGTATCCAAAACAATAGTGTCATTGCCACCAATAGGTAAAGCATGAATAAAACGGCTAGATGTTCCACCCGTAACTGTAGTGCCAATACCCAAATATACTAGCCTGTCTATCGATGCTGTGTTGCACAAGATGACTTGTTTAATAACCCATGCATTACCTGCAGGAACGACAGCAGCACCAAGTGCTGCGTCTGTTGCTGTCAACGTTGTTGGGTCAACTAGTCGTGTTTCTACTCTGTCGCCACTTGCCATATTAAACTCCTACATCCATTAAAATAATTGCACTAAACTTAGAATCATTCATTGGATCAGTAGAAATGATCTGATTAGCCCACTGTGTACCCGTATAAACCAAAGCTTGCCCACTACTAGGAGTGGTAATCGTTACGTCCGTAAGGTCATCTAATGTTGTGGCAGGGTTGTTTGTTATCCACTGTGTATTGTAGTTTGTGCCGTCAATCTTGGAAAGAATCTGACCTGCAGTACCACCAGTAGCAACACCAGCCCCAACCGCTCCTGTAGCACCTGTAGTACCAGTAACACCCTGAATACCCTGTGGACCAGTAGCACCAGTAGGACCAGTAGGTCCAGGAACAGTAGAAGCAGCACCCGTAGCACCAGTCGCACCCGTAGCCCCCGTAGCGCCCGTAGGAATAACAAAATCAAACACTGCAGCACCAGACGTGCCTGTATTAGTGACAGTAGCAGAAGTACCAACAGCACCCGTAGAAGTGGTACCAGCTGCAATAGTTGCAGCGGCACCTGTAGCACCCGTGTTTCCTGTGATACCCTGGATACCCTGTGGTCCTTGAGGACCTGTTGCTCCAGTAGCCCCAGTGGCTCCTGTAGCCCCCGTAGCGCCCGTAGCGCCTACGGGTATGGTAAAGTTAAAGGTAGCGGCACTTGACGTCCCTACGTTCGTTACAGCAGCACTAGTGCCAACTGCGCCTGTTGTTGTTGTACCAGCAGCAATTGTCGCTGCAGTACCAGTAGCACCAGTAATTCCTTGTGGAACTGTAAAGTTAAATACAGCAGCCGCAGATGTGCCAGAGTTGGTTACTGTAGCTGAACTACCCGCTGCTCCTGTCGTAGTAGTCCCAGCAGACACGGTGGCAGCCGTACCTGTGGCACCAGTAGCACCTGTAGGACCTGTCGCTCCTATTGGACCAACTGGTCCTTGAATACCTTGTATACCTTGAGATCCCGTTGCGCCTGTTGCGCCTTGAATACCTGAAGAGTAGGATAATGCGCTCCATGTGTTTACTCCGTTACCAATCTTAAACTTACCAGTATCGTATTCATATCCTGGTTCACCTTGTGCAAGGATGGGGTTGGCAGCAGTCCATTGTGCTGCGGTTCCTCTACGATGTTGAACTACTACAGCCATTATGCATACCCCGCATCAACTAGTGGTGTTCCACCATAAATAGAATCTGGATGTCCACCATCCAGGTTTAAAGAAGAAAAACCATTAGGACCAGCAGGACCTGTTGGACCTGCGGGTCCAGTAAGACCAGTAGGTAGCGTCAGGCTTAATGTTTGGCTTGGAAATGTGCCTGTTATTGTTGCTCCAGCTGTTCCTGCAGATACAGACCCGATACCCAGGTTGTAGTAGTTTGCATTTATGCTTGTTTGTACTCCAGCTAGATAATCTTTTAATGATGTAAAAACATGTTGTAGGGTGCGGGCATCACTGGAACGTAGTTGTCCCAGTAGTGGTGCGGTCCATCCTTGTATTGGTGGATTATCTCTTGGTGTTTCTGTAGCCATTATTTAGATTCTAACGCAGCCAATCGTGTTTCTAGGTCTTGGCACTTTGCCACCAGTGCAGCAATAATAACATTAGTATCCAAACCAAGTCGGGTATCGTCAAATTGTTTAACAGCATCAGGTAGAACTTCTTGCACATCTTGGGCTATAAAACCAAGGTGTTTTTCTGTTCCACCAATATAGTTAAATGATGCTGGTTTAATAAAATCAACCGCATCAGCTAATACTTTCTTGTCAACATACACAATGTTTTCTTTAGAGTTTCTATCCGAAAGGTTTTGATAGGCACCCATGCCTCTTACGTTTCCAGTGTCAGTAACATACATAATTAAACCATCGTATTCATTACGGCAACTTATTTTGTTTTGTCCAGAGTATTGAAAAGCCTTAATTGAAAGCGGTTCCGAATATGACCCGCTTGAACCTTGTGATGCCCATAAGTCAATGGTGTTGTTAGAACCTGAGTTAAAACCACCTGTTGCACCCGTAGCACCTGTGGCACCCGTAGCACCAGTAGCCCCCGTAGGACCAGTAGGACCAGTAGCCCCCGTAGGACCAGTAGCCCCCGTAGAACCAGTAGGACCAGCAGGACCAGTAGCCCCCGTAGGACCTGTAGCACCTGTAGGTCCAGACATTTGAACACCAGCAGCAAGTTTACCAACAGTAATAGAAGCATCAGCAATCTTTGCCGTAGTCACACCAAGGTCTGCAATCTTTGCTGTAGTGACAGCCAAGTTTGCAATAGCAGCAGTAGGAGCCTGAACAGAACCATCAACTTGAACAACAGCAGACTCGGCAAAACTCTTTACAGATGTAAAGTTTGCGTTAACCTCGGTAGCACTGGCTACCGTGTTGTTTGTAAATGAGTTTGGAATACTTAAACTAGCCATTATGCTTTAACCTTTCTAGGATTATACTTTAATGTGAAGCTATTGACACCCCACGTTTGTGCTGGCGAACCAACAAATTCTAACTGTACAGACTTTGCAAGCCCAACACTTCGACCATTAACAACCTGGGATCCAGGGTTCGCAGCACCCCAAGTAGCAGAACCCCAAAGAGAATAACCCCACAACATACTACCACCAGACGCTGGAATATCAATAACGTACTGTTTCATTTCGCCATCTTCAGCTTCTTCATAGTTGCCATAAACAAAAACATTCAACTGTGAAGCAGAAGGTGTTTGCTTAACAACCAAACTAGGACGTCTAAACATTTTATTTTGAGCATACGAACCAGCATCAAACCAGCGAGTACGATAACGACTAGTGAACTGATTATCTGTACCAGTAACATTGTCCAAAGCATTGCCGTAGTTGTCTACGGTCAATGTGTACGGCTGTGTAGGGTGAGCAACAACATGTTTAGTTGTGCCGTCTGTCTGTGTGAAAGTTAAACCAGCAGAAATACCACAACCATCGTAAGAAGAAAACATTAGCCAAGCACCAGATTTGTTTACTGTATTATCATATACAAAAGAAACGGTCGGCGTGGTTGCGCTTGTTGTTTCACTGTATGGAACAGAAACCCAAACACGACGATTAACATAGTTAACGTTAATGGCGTTAGTTGCTGCAGAGTTAACATAACCATTAACTAAAGCGGGACGCAAAGGTTGAAACAAGTCAACAATACCATTACCATTGTAAAGCATTAAACCATCAGGGTGTGAATAGAAATAAACACCAGATTCTGTAGTTGCAACAGAACCAGGATTTACGGCACCAACAGAACGAGAAACTTCAACAACTTGAAAAGTGTCTGAATCGTAACCAAAGATAGCAAACACTGCGTCCTCTTTGAAAACAACAATATGACCAGAGAAAACAGCAAGAGCTGTAATTCCTACAGATCCAGTATTAATATCGATGTAGTCATCAGCGGCCCAGTTACCAGGAAGGTTGGGGTGTGACCATCTGATACGGTTGGGGTATGCTACGCCGTTTTCGTTTGTGTTAGCAGCAAAGATTTTACCTGCATGAGTAACAACGTGATTAGCTTTGGGAAAGAACACTGCAGGCAAAGTAGGGGCAGTATAAGAGTTTTGAAACGTAGGACCAGAAGCTGTCAAAGCAGTCTTGGTGGTTCCATCCCACTTGTAAGACACACTACCAGGTCCAGTAGAAATATAAAGATCCTCACCCCAAGAAGCAAAAGAAGCACCAAAAGAAGTAGTCACAGGAATAGCAAGACTTGCATAAGAAGAACAGTTGCTAGACCAAAACACGTCACCATTAGTTCCACCACCAGCAGAAGAATAAGCAGTAGACAACATCAACCTATGTGTAGAAGCAAAAAACGAATACAAACCAGCAGGGTTCCAGTTAGTAGGGGTAATAGCAGTAGTGTTAGTACGGCGCATAGCGCCACGACTAAAAATACCACCACGAGGATCAATCTCGACATTAAGCATTTTAGGTGACTCGTTAGGAGCCAACTGAAACTGGTCAGCACGAAGATTCAACCCACCAGTGAAATCGTCCTGACGAAGAACTCTAAGATTAGTAGCCATTACTGACCTAGCGTTCTACCAAGAGACTGCAACCAGTAATGCTCAGACGGACGTGCAGTACCCCTAGACATAATCATAGGACGATGACCAGAAGCACGCATCATATCCTTACGAGCAAGAGAAACAGCCTCCTCAAAGGACTGTTTGTATATGCTAGCCATCTCATTATCTTCCTGACGTTTGTAAGCCTGAGAGATAGCATAATAGGCAATAGCAAGATGTAAACGCTCATCACAATCAACCTCTAAGGTTGTTGTGACAAAAGGAGAATAACTAGGTTTACGATATCCACGAACAGTCAAAGCATACGCAGTGTCGGGTTTAGGATACAGTTTTATTGTTTCGCTCCACTCAGCAAAAAACAAAGGACGACTAGGCGTGTCAAAAGAACCATGCCAAACATTCTCGGCTTCATCCAAAGAAATAACAGACAGTCTGTTTCCACTAGTTGTGGTGTCCACAATTGAGACTATTTCACGCATGTCGCCATTACCAATGGCGGAAATGGCGTAGTCACGCTGACTGGCGATCGTGCTGAGCGCATAGGTTGTTTCAAGAAACGGCCAACGGCGTTCAAGATTGATTACACGCTGGAACCCATCTTTAAGATACTGATACACCAAAGCAGTTGGCAAGTCAGCAGCGTCAAGATCTAAAATTTCATAAACAAAATCTTTAAGTTCAGCAGTTGTGCTCATTCAGTTTCTTTCTTTGTGTTTGCACGTAGATGCCCGATACAGTATTCTGTGCCTTTGGCTTTAGGGCCTTCACAGGTGTCATCGTTGGCTATGCAACGTTGACGACCAACATAGGGCAGTCCGCCAATTTGTAGTTGGGAAGTAGCAGACTGGTTTACAGGCAGGCTACCACCAACAAGGGTTCCATATAGGGCATTAACAGTTTTAAAGGTCATACCCTATATGGATTTGTTACTTAACGGTAATTCTTGTTTCCAGCTGGCGGAGCAGCCTTCTTGTACCCAGCAGGTTTCTTTGTTACACGACTAGTTGGTGCAGAACCTTGCTTTGCTGATGTGGCCTTACGGCTTGCAGCAGCCGCACGACCTTGCTTAGCCATCGTCATCATCTTGTCATCAGAAGCCTGCACTGAAGCAGACACACGAGATGCTACTTTGGCTTTTGCAGAAGCAACAGCTTTTGGACCAGAAGTACGAGAAACTACACGACTACTAGATGATGCCGCTGCTTTCTTTTTAGCTGAATCAAGACTTTCTGGAGAAACACCTCTAGATGTTGGACCTTTATTCTTGTTTGCTGGGTTGTAAGGAGAATCCTTTTTCCAAGGAGTACCCTTAGGGACGTTCCAGTTTCCTTTGTAGCCCTTAGGAACTGGCATATATGCCTTGTTGTTTCCTGGACCATTTTTCTTTGCAGCCATAGCTACTCCTTCATTATTGAAATTAAAAATACTTAAAAGAGGGGGGCTTGCGCCCCCCAACTTTCGATAGCTATTTAGGCTGTCTTTGCAGTCAGCTTGCCTTGCTTTGCTCGGTTTGAGCAAACAAGGTTTCCGTAGCACATGATGAGCGCATAACGAGCGTCCATGTTCTCAGGACGAACGAATTCAGTCTGTGAGAACCACTTGTCGGAGTGACCAACAAGCTTGAGGTACTTAGAGTTCAAGAAGTACACAACACCTGAAGTACAAGCTGTATCGTACATGATTGGTGTAGCCTTGAACAGCAAGTTCTGGAATCCAGCATCTGCAGTCTTTGTATCAGCATAACGAAGGTTAGGCGTCAACAATGATTCGTACTTTTCAAACAATGCTTGAGTAGTAAGGATAACGTCAGGATGGTCACTACCAACAGAAGCACTGTTATAAGCAGTGGTCATGTTTGCAAGCGACAAAGCTTCAGCAGTGTTCTGTTCGTATGAACGCCAGAACTCGTTACCAGCAGTAGCTGAGTTAATACCACCAACGGTGTTACCAGACTCAACAATGTTGCCAAGACCGTTCCAGGACTTACCTGAGTCAGCACCAGCTGCACCAAGAGTATCTGTACCGTTACCAAAGAACATAAGGTTGAAACCTTCACGCATTGACTCTTCAGCCTGCATGATTTTAGCTTCAAGCAAGTTAATGATAGCATGCTCGCCGTTGTTCTTAGCTTCTTCAATACCACTGATTGAGATTGAAGCAGCGTACTGCTTCCAATCGTATTCAGCAGCTGAAATGCCGTCTTGTGCGGTCAAAGAAATAGTGTCGTAACCAGCGTATGGTCCAACAGTAGTGTTCTTGCCGTAGATGAGCTGTTCAACAATTTTCGTACCACCCGATTCGGTGCGGATACGGCCCTTGTCCATAAGCCAATAAGTAAGTGGACGTGCTGTGAACACGTTGTCCGTGAGCTTGTCACGGTAGTTTGCAAGTGTTGTTGACAACAGTGCATCAAAGTTAGCATTAACTGCCATAGTAGTTCCTCCTAGGAAAAGTTTCTACGAAATGCCAAGCTGCTGTTTAGCTGCCGTAAAGGCATCTCTTAGAGATGATATAGGTTGTGAATCCACTGAGTTTCCCTGAGCGCTAGAACCACCAGCTACAATACCACTAGAACGCTTGGCTTGAACAATTCCTTGTTCCTGCTTAGCCTTGTTAGCTTGTATTTGCCGTGATGCTTGTTCCCGAGCGTGCATGCGGTCAAAAGCTGACTGCTTATACACTGATTCTAAATCTGTAGAGCCCATGGCTAAAGCCTGGGCGACAACTTCGTTAGCATCGAAATCCTCACCGTATTTCTGCTGTAGATTGTTGAGATTACGTTCCAACTCGTTAAACGCCTGCTGGTCCTCAAAGGACTTTAGACGACTATCAAGTTGACGATACTGTTTCTCCATTGGATCTGCAAAAATGTCATCCTCTTCAAAAGGATCCATTTCATTTAGACCGTAGTGGCTTTTCAGTAGATCAATAGTTGCATTCGGGTCATTGTCCAACGCTTGTTGGATTGCCGCTGCAAATTGAACGCTTTTACGCTCTTCAGCTAATTGTTGTGTCTTGCGAGTATAATCCGCTTGACGTTGATAACCCGAAACAGCCTCACCAAAAGGTACTTCAACCTCTTCACCATCAATAGTTACCCTGACGTATTTGTCAGCGTATTGATCAGTATCAAGATATTCGTATTCTGTAGGTTCCGCAACTTCATCTCCACCATCAACTTGTCCATCATATTCGACGGGGTCAACAATTTCTGAATCAAAATTTTCAGTTTCCATATTTTCTCCAGAGTCCCTAGGGTTGCTCTATAGTAGTAGTTTTTTGTTACATTTGTGT